TTCAACCAATTAACTCCGAATACACCAGAAGGTGAAAAATTTAACATCATAGGTCAATTTCAATCTTTGCAAAGAATTAAAAAATCTGGTGAATTAGAAAATAATACAAAAGAAAAAAAAGAAATAACTAAGAAATAATTCTTTATGGACTTTCGAGTTACATATTTAGGACAATTAGTAATTAGGTACAAAGTGCCTCTAGATATATTTAATGCTATTAATGAAATATATGAAAAAAATTTTCAACAATTAAAAAAAGCTAACAAACTATTAGTTGGTAAAATAAAAAGTGAGCATTCCTTATTTAATAATAGTCTTGATCAAACAGATATAAAAAACCATAGTATGCTTCCTCCTACTATTTTACAATTTTTTATGGATAAATTTAAACACTATTTAGATACTGCTAGTATAGGTGTTTTAGATATGAAGCTTAATTCAATTTGGGTAAATGAAATGAAAGAACATGAATATAATCCTGTTCATATTCATAAAGGAGACTCATATAGTGGTTTATCTAGTGTTATGGTATTAAAATTACCTTCTACTTTTGGTGAAGAATATTCTTGTGAAAGAGTACCTCAAAATGGAAAATTACAAATATTAGGCGCTGCTAATGGCCAGTTTGCAAAAATAGATTATCAGCCACCACTTGAATTAGGAGACTTTTATGTATTCCCATATGATATGAGACATGTTGTTTATCCTTTTAATGGGACTAAAGAAACAAGACGAACGTTAGCGGCAAATTGTGATGTTAAATATAATCCAATTAAAGATAGGGGTGTTTAATGATGATTTTTGAACCTGCTTGGAAGACATATATTTGTGGAACACAAGAACCTATTTTTACTCCGGAAGAATGTAATTTAATAATTCAGCTAGGTAGAAATGAAAAAATGATAGAAGGTAAAATTTCACATTTAAAACCAAAAAATAAAAAAGAAATTAGAGGAGGTCGAATGAATACAGACGTAAGAACTTCTCATATAAGTTGGATTCCTTTTAGGAAAATGGTCCCTTTATATAAAAAACTAGAAGCAACAATGCTTAGATCTAACTCTAATCATTTTAATTTTGATGGCATGCAAATAACTGAAGAAGCTCAATATACAGAATATGAAGAGGGAGGTTTTTACAATTGGCACATGGATTCTGATCCAGTTATGATAAATGAACCTCCTGTTAGAAAAATATCTATGAGTCTATTGTTATCTCCAGAAAATGAATTTGAAGGTGGAGATTTAGAACTAATGGAACAAGGAAAAGTAGTTCATTTAAAACAAGGTTATGCAGTTTTTTTTGCTTCATTTTTAAGTCATAGAGTAAAACCAGTTACAAGAGGAAATAGAAAATCTTTAGTAATGTGGTTTGGAGGCCCTCCTCTAAGATAAATGAATATACTCTCCATATATGGATCACATGATGGTTGTGTAACTTATACAAAAAATAATAAAATAATTTTTCATACACAAATTGATAGATATAATAAATTTAAACACACTACATTTCCTGCTAAAGAATTAGTTAGAACACTAGAAACATTAGACATAGATTTATTTTTATTAAGTAATAATAGATGGCATACTATTAACCTTTGGACAGATTTTATTTCGGTAAGTAAGAAATTAAAAAAAATACCTATAATTAATTATGAAGCTAGATACCATCATTTATTTCATGCTTATTGTTCTCTAACATGGAATAAAAATTGTAAAAATATTTTAGTGTGTGATGGTAATGGGACTTATGCTAAAACTTTTTATGAGCAAGAAAGCCTTTATACTTTTGATGGCAAATTAAAACATATAACAACTGAGGCAAACAAAATCGGTTTTAAATATGAAAAGTTTACAGAAAAACATTTTGAACATGAATTAGAGTGTGGAAAAACTATGGCATGGAGTTTATATGATGAAAGGCCCAAAGCAGTTCAAGATACTTATGAAAAAGAAATGACAGAACTTATTGATAGATGGCAATTAAAAGATGATGTTATTTTTACAGGGGGCTGTGCTCAAAATGTTTTATATAACTCTATATTGTTAGATAGGTTTAATAATTTATTTTGTGACCCTTTTAATGGTGATTTTGGATTAAGTTTAGGAGCAATAAATTTATACACTAATAATTCAATAACCAATAAAGAAATATATTTAGGCATACCTCAAGAAGTAAACACAGATTTATTTTTAAAACATAAAATTATAGATGTTGAAAGTGATGACGTAGCAAAAGTTTTATTAAAAGAACCCATAGCAATTTTTCAATCCAGAAGTGAACAAGGTCAAAGAGGTTTAGGAAACAGATCATTGTTGATGAATCCTATACACAAAGATGCTCATAGTAAATTAAATCAAATAAAAAAAAGAGAATGGTTTAGACCTTTTGCATGTTCAATATTAAAAGAAAAAGCAAAAGAATGGTTTGAAATGAAAATAGATGAATCTCCGTACATGATGTATGTTTTTAAAATTAAAAAAGAAAAAGAAAATATTTTAAAAACGGGTTTGTCTGTTGATAATAAATCAAGAATACAGACAGTATCTAAAGAAAATAATAGTAATTATTATGATCTAATAAAATCTTTTGAAAAAATTACAGATATACCTGTGTTAATTAATACAAGTTTAAATTTGCCAGGCGATACTTTAGTTGAAACTTTAAATGATTTAAAATTTTTATTTGATAATAGTAATTTAAATTATATTTATTTACCAGAAATTAAAAAATTAATTAAAAAAAATGAATAAAGATTTACATTTTCCAACTCCTATTTATATTTTTGACCATAATGATAAATCTTTAAATATAGAATTAGAGAAAAATATAATTAATTGGATGAATAATGATAAAGGAGTACAAAGATCAAATGTAGAAGGGTGGCACTCACCAACAGATATGCAAGAAAGATCTGAATACAAAAAACTAGTAAATGATTTATTCGAAGCTCAGTATAAAATTTATGACGAAGAATATTTAGATTCAGAACCTTACTTAGGTAATATGTGGGCAAACGTAAATCCGCCAGGTGGTTACAATAATGCACACATTCACCCTAACGCATTATGGTCTGGAGTATATTATGTCAAGACTCCTAAAAATTGTGGTAAGTTAAAAATTAATGATCCAAGAGCTGCAGCATCGATGACTAGACCTAGAAATAAATCTGGTGAATTACCAATTAGATTATGGAGAGAAGTAAACTATGAACCTAAAGCAGGAAGATGTATTATGTTTCCAGCTTGGTTGACACATTGTGTTGATGTAAATAGATCTAATGACATAAGAATATCGGTGTCGTTTAATTTTATGCAAAAGTGTATGATAGTATAATGATTAAAAAAATAATTCATTGTTATTCAATAAATGAAGATATAAATAATTTTAAAGATGATTTAATTAAAGAATGTATAGACCAAAGAAAACAAGAAGAAGGTGGTCTTAATTTTAAATTACAAACAAAACATTTAGATAAACTTTACAGCATATTTATTGATTGCAGTAAAAAAATATTAAAACCATTTACTTTAAAAGACAACGTTTTAAAAGTATGGTGCTATATGACAGATGAAAATTACAATATCACTGGCTGGCATAATCATAAAAAATCTGCTACAATAAATGCCGTAATTTATTTACAAACAAAAAATAAAGGTATATTTTTTAAACACGAAAAAGAAGTTTTTTATGTAAAACCTGATGATGGAGACATGTTAATATTTCCGGCTTTTTTAGAACATAGACCAGAACCATCTTTTACAAATAAAAGAATTAGTTTAAATTTAGAACTTCAGTGTAATGAAATGGAAAGAGAAATATTCAATGTTTAAAATACAAAAATATCAATTAATAAAAAATGCTTTATCCTACGAATTAGCTAATTTTATTTTTAATTATTTTCTTCTTAAAAAAGATGCTGTAGAATTTTTGTACAAAAACAATATTGTATACGATAATAATATGCTAGGAACTTGGACAGATAAACAAGTGCCTAACACATATTCTTGTTATTCGGACATGGTCATGGAAACCTTATTAGTAAAAATGCTTCCGATTATGAAAGAGCATAGTGGATTAGATTTAATTCCAACTTATTCATACGCTAGAGCTTACAAAAAAGGTGATGTTTTACGTAGACATAAGGATAGACCTAGTTGTGAAATATCTTGTACTTTACATTTAGGTGGAGATTCCTGGCCTATATTCATCGATCCTACGGGATCAAATAATGTTGATTATAAAACAAAACAAATTCTACCGCACGCTCCAACAGGAAATAAAGTATCTCTTGAGATTGGTGACATGTTAGTGTATTCTGGTTGTGATTTAGAACATTGGCGAGAACCATTTGAAGGTGATATATGTGGTCAAGTATTTCTACATTATAACCATGTAAATGGGCCTTATGCTACCGAAAATGTATTTGACAGTAGGCCAATGCTGGGATTGCCGTCTTTTACAAAAACAAAAAAGTAGTATAATGTAAAATCTATGTTACAAAAATTAGGTTTTTTACCCGGATTCAACAAACAAGTTACACCCACTGGAGCAGAGTCTCAATGGATAGAGGGTCAGAACGTACGTTTTAGATATGGTACCCCTGAAAAAATAGGTGGTTGGAATCAATTAGGAGATGATAAACTAACTGGCGCTGCTAGAGGTTTACATCACATGGTTAATAAAGAGGGTATTAAATATTCTATTATAGGCACCAATAGAATTTTATACGCTTTTTCTGGAGGAATATACTACGACATACATCCTTTAGTAAATCCATCAGGAACTGCTGCTACAAATTTTTTTAGCACAACAAACGGATCACCAACGGTAACTTTAACTTTTGCTGGTGCACATAATCTTGAAGCAGGGGATATTCTTTTATTCGGTAACGCTAGCACATTTACTGCTATTACTAATTCTAATTTTGGAGCATCGGATTTTGCAGATAAAAAATTTATGATAGCAAGTACACCTTCCGGGACAGAAGCTACCATTACTATGCCTAGTAATGAAACAGGATCAGGAGCTACTACATCAGGAGGGATTACCTATTTTCAATACTATCACGTAGGACCAGCTGAACAGGTTGGAGTATTTGGTTATGGTATATCTCAATGGGGTGGAACAGTAACATCACCTAGAACAACAACTTTAAATGGAGC